CCATCACCTGCGCGAAGCTGTAGCTAACCGAGCCACCGTTACCATCGATGGTAGTACCAGGACCGATCGACATACGCCCTGGCGTGGGCGGCAGCGCGAACGTCGTGCTGCCGTCTCCCGTTCCCCAAAAAGTCCCAATTACTGCAAATAGAGCCGCATAAGTTACTCTGGAAATCAGACGCCCATCACAAATTAAGAACCCAGGAGGGGCGTTTGGGCCAGCATAGTCCAAGATACACCCTATAGGCATGGCCATGAAAAGCATTTGGTCGATGATGTTCGTGTTCTGGTTTAAAAGACTCCCCCAGGTATCTCTACTAGCGCCGACTGTTGGTAAGTTTAAACCTAGATTCGGGGTCGTGGTGCCGCTCATGGCTGCATTCCCTGCACGCTTGCCTCACTGCCATTGCCGCGCGCCGGGATGTGCTCTGCCGGCATCTGCGACATACATTGGTGCTGAATGGCGTTGATCAGCGGGCCGACGATGCGAAACGGTCCCTCGCCGAGCACCTGCAGCACCTGGTTCCACTGCAGCGCTGTCATCGTGACGCTCAGGGGCGTCTGCGGCGGGATCTGCTGTTGCGTGTCGCTCATTTCGTCCCCGCCGGTGGCTTGTTGACGGTGGGCGGACTAGCGAGGTTGCTCTCCACACTGTCGTCGGCGAGGCTCACCACCCAGCCGGCGTTGACCGGCATGCAGATGATCCATCCGAGCGGCCCAAGGCCACGCCGCCGGCCCTGCCAGCCGACGCTGCGAATGTAGTCCTGGCGGTTGCCCTCGGACGGCTTCACGGTGTGCGGTCGCACCGTCTGCTTGGCGTCGAGCACGTAATACGGCTTGCCGTCGGCATTCACCCATTGCGGATTAGGCTGCGCGCCGCTGTACATCGTGCCGGCGAATGTTGCCATGGGTCAGAACTCCGCTAAGGTTGGCGCATGGAAACGCAGTACACAGCCGCCCCTTGGCATTCCAAGCTGGATGGGCATTTCCGGGGCTGGACCTATGTGGTCAACGAACAGCGCGACGGCGTCGCGATGGTCACCGAGGGCGAGCACACGCTGGCCAACGCACGGCTCATTGCCGCCGCGCCTGATCTGCTTGATGCGCTTAAGGCTTTCGTTCGGATCGCGGATGTCGGGCGCGGAACCTACCGCGCGCAGATCGAAGCCGAGGTTCTCGGCAGAGCGGAGGCCGCTATCAGAAAGGCCGAACAGGGCGAGTGATGGCCTACGCACTGGTGCTGTCCGTCACAAGGCCGTAGGCGGCCAGCGCGGTTAACAGTGATGCCAGCGCGGCATTCGAGCCCTTGGCGCCGGTGACGGTGGGCTTGGCGATCGGGCCAGCCCCATTGCAACCAAAGTTACCGGCCACCAGCAGCGACGTGCTGCCATAGGTCGCGACCTGGCTATCGGTAACGTGCAAGACCGCCGCACCGTCCATCATCACGTAGATATTCTGGCTGGCGACGATCGACATGGCTCCGGATGCAACGCCAATACCGAATTGCCCATTGTATAAATCGAGATGGTTGCCAAGAGCGGTAAGTGTTCCCTCCGGCGCGCCGGTAAAGTGCAGTCCGCCGGTGATATTTGTCGCATTACCTGTCCCGCTCCAGGCCAAGTTGAGCGTCAGTCCCGAGCCCGCCGATCCGGGTCGATACATCCCGCCGTTGTAGTTATTGGTTGCGGTTGTTGCCACCGGATTGGCAGGCGGACTGGCAGACGTGCCTGCCACTAGTTGTGTCAATCCAGTGACCGCGCCGGCGCTCACGGTGGTCACCTGATATACGCCACCATACGTCGTGGTGGCTTTATCGCCCACCGTCCAGTTGGTGCCGCCTGCCGCGATTGAGGTAAAAGAAGACGTTTGCGCGGTCTGCCCGATAGTCAACGTGGCACCTGATTGCGTCAGCGCGAAGCCGCCGAGATGCATACTCTGCGCGCTGGCGTTGCCGCCGCCATCTACACTAAACCCGGTACTCTTGCAGAAGCCGCCCGAAAACACCGGGCCGGTGAAATCAATACCCCAGGCCGCCAATGCCTGTCCGTTTGCTGGGAAATGCGGTTCATGCACCATGATCAGGCTAGCGGTGGGCTGGTAACACCAGGCCGCCCCCGGGGCGCTCAAGTCGAGGCCACAATCGATTCCCATCCCGCCGTCCTGTAGCGCAACCCGGTAGGCGGTATCGTTGTGGAAGGCGCCTCTCACCACGTGCGCACCGGTGGGGACCACTTGGACGCCAACCAGCTCGGCGCAGGTTGTGCCGCTGCCGATGGCCGGGTTTATTTCCAGGCCGAGCACGCCGCCGACATTCTGCGCTCCACCCGTCGTGATGGCATAGAAGTTGCCACCCCACGCCGCGCCGCCCACAGTTGACGGCGTAAGCCCGGTGCCATTGTCTGAAGCACCTATGGTGGCCGAACCGACAATACCGACATATGCGCCGCCCTGCGGGGTATTGCTGCTCGTTGCGGTGAGTGACACCGACGCAGCGAAGCCCTGGCGGTTCCCTCTCGCGCCGGCGCCGCCGAAATTGCCACGGATCGAACCATATTGGATCATGCCGCCGACGGCGGTGGCAGCGGTGTCGGAGGGGACCGTGACATCGAACACATTGGCGGTGCCAGCCGCTGCCGTCGTGCTACCACTGAGCGTCACACCGAGGCCAAGCTGCGGATTGAATGTGGCGCCCGAATAGTTGACGGTTCCAGCAGCCACCATGACACCGCCCGCGCCGCCAGGCTGCAACTGGATCTGTCGGTTGGCATCCGATCCGGTTGACCGGATTTGCAGCGGCTGCCCTGCTGCGCCGTTGTAGACGGTCAGGCTGTTGGCGACAGCAGCACCGCCCGAGGCGTCAGCGAAGCTGGCGATATATCCGCCGCTGCCGTTCGCGATGCCGAGGAACGAGCCGCTACCAAGCAGGTTGATGAGCGCACTGGCATTGCCGGCGCCCATGACCTGCATCTGCACGAAGCCGCCGGCACCGTTGAGTTGCCACCAGTTGGCGCTTCCGGTTCCCACCGTCGCGTTGTTGGTGACGGCAAGCCCGGTGCCGGCGCCGGTGAACGCTGCCGTGGTGCCGCTCAGCGCCCCGGTAAGCGCGCCACCGGCCAGCGGCAGGAACCGCACGCCCGCCCCGGTGGTCGCCAGCGCGGCGTCCAGCGTGTCGGCGTTGCTGTTGAGGTGGTTGCCCCACTGCTCCGCATCGGCGTCGTAGGTGGGCTTGTAGAGGCCGAGATTGGGGGTGGTGACAAAATCGCTCATGGTCAGGCCACCCGTTGCATGACGATGCTGCCGTTGCGATACATCTGCCCGACCACCACGCCAGCGCTCGCGGCAGCGGCATCGTTCGCCGCGTTGGTGAGCAGCGGCAGGATCAGGCCGCCACCGGCCAGCGTGGCGTTGGTGCCATTGCTGGACAGCCGCAGGTTGGCAGCACCTGCCGTGCCGGCGGTGTCGAGCGCGATATGCTGCCCGGTGGCGAGCCAGATGGTGTTGGCACCCGCCATCTCGATGCCGGCCCGCATGTCCAGACCCGCCTGGCTGAACTGCGTCCGATCGGCGATGGAGAAGCCGCGCTTGAACGTCAGATTGCTGCCGCCGGAGGTGGAGATCGCGCACGCGTCACCGATCTCGCCGGCAGCGCCGCCGGAGTTCGCCAGCCCGCCCACCAGGTTGAGGATAGTTCTGACGCCCTGCGGGACACCGTATAGCGTCGACCCGGCGTTGTCGGCACCGTTGCAGGTGAGGTCCAACTCCATCCCGATGGTCCAGTTAGTCTGGGCGCTGGGCAGCCCGGTGTTGTCGGCCGCGTAGATGTTGGCGCCGAATATCTGCGGATTGTTGTTGGCGGTCACGGTGTTGCCGGTGGTGCCGTCGGCGACACTGATCGGGGTATTGACCGTGAGCGTGCCGGCGCCCGAGGTGCCGCTGACGCCGGTCACCATATAATTATGGCCGTTGATCAGGACCGGAACCAGCACCTTGAATAAGCCAATATTCGCAACCTGAACACTGGTCGCCGGGGCGCTGAGCGTAGCGGTTACTGTGGTGGTTGGGTTGGTGATGGCGACGTTGCGGGTGCCGTAGCCGATCAACGCGATCTGCTGGGCAACGCCATTCCCGGCGCCGGTGCCTTGGAAGGTGGCCAGTCCAGCGACCCCGACGGCGTTGCCGGGGAACGCTCCGTAGACAGTGGCAATGCCCTCGGCTGCGATCACGTCCGAACTTGGCGCGGTCGCTTGCGCCAGGTTCAGCTGCGAGAGGAATTGCGATGTCGGGTTGGGCCACGCGGTGCCGTATTGCGGGATGATGTTGAAGAAGATGTTGCCGCTGGCGCTGCTGTTCTGTTCAAACTGGACAATGCCCGGCATCACGACTTTACCGGCGTTCCATGTGCCGATCGACCCGAGGGTGGTCAGTGCTGTGGTGCCGCTGACCGTCAGGTTGCCGGTGACAGTGCCGCCGGCGATTGGCAGAAAGAGGCCGCCGGTGCCGGTGGCAAGCGCGCTGTCCAGCGTGTCGGCGTTGGAGTTCCAATGAGAACCCCAGTTGCCAACGTCGCTGTTAAAGATCGGCTTAAACAGCCCGAGGTTGGGCGTCTGGGTGTAATTGCTGCCGCTCATGCTGCATACCTAAATGGACCAGGCGCCCACGTGCCTGGCTCACACACGTGCTGCGAGGTGTCGAAGGTGATCTCCAGCGGCACGCCGACCGGCAGCGTTTCATACGGCCCGACACCGTAGGGACCGACGCCATAGGGTGAGCCGACGTCGGATCCGATCGGATACAGCACATTGGCGGTGCCATAGCGCAGCGTGCCGAACGTGCCGGTGCCGAACGGCCGCGGTCCAGGCATCCGCACCATGGCAATGCCGGCGGGCGGGATGCGCGGGATGGCGTACTGGCTCACTGTCACGATCATGTCGGTCTCTAGGGTGGCCAGCAGGGTGCCGCCGGTCTGGCTATCCCAGATGTCCACCAGGTCGATCGCGCCCCAGGCGAGCGGTTTAGCCTGCTGCCACTGCACGGCTGCGAGGTTGGCGACGGTTACGCCGTCGGCGCAGTATTCAAGATGCACCGGCTGGCGCGTGTAGTTGTTGCCGGCCACCTCGGTGGCGCTGCCGACTGCGACGAGCCCCACCCAGGCATCGAGCGGGATGGTGAGCGCGGTGGCCATCAGAACACGACCGCCATCTCGGCGCGAAGCGGATCCCCACTGTAATCACTTTGCTGCTTGTAAAGATTTGCCCTGGTGACGACCTGTTGCACCTGCGCGTCCATCTGCGCGGCGCGGGCATCATCGAGCGCCCAGATCGCACCCAGCTTGCACAGGCCGTAGAGGTAAACACCGTACAGGTTCTCAAGGATCGGGTTGGTATCGGCCGGCAGCAGCAACGGCTTGGGCTTCTGGTAGTAGCCCATCAGCACGGTCTGCGGCACCCACGCGGGATCGGGCGGGTTGGGGATGTTGGGATGCGGCAGGAACTCGATGCAGTCTGCGACGAGGCGGTACGCGTAGCAGGGCGATGCTGGGTTGATCTGCCAGTAAACGCTGGGGTAAGTGCCGCTCCAGGTCGAATAGGCTGCGGACCAGCCGCCGCCCTTCGGCGACCACTGGTCCTTCAATTCCAGCATCGCGCCTGATGTGGCGTCGCGCATCGACTCCATGGTCGCGAAGTCGGACGGCAGCGAGATATAGGGCGCGTCGATCGCCTGCACGGCCGACACCACCTGGCAGCGCGCGCGCAGCGTTTCGGCGATCTCGGTCTCGACCATGAGTGTCCAGCCCGGCAGCAGCCCCAGGCAATCGCGCCGGTTCAACCAGCTGAGCACGTCATCCTGTAGGCCCTGTAGGCTGGCCACGTGCTAGCCGTGTGCGGCTGGCGGATGTGGAGGTGGCGCTGCCGGCGCCACGCCTGGCGACACTGGCGGCGGCTGGCCCTCCTGGCCGCTCACCGGCACCTGTTGGCTGGCGACCACATCGGGCGCCGCTTTGAGTGCTGCCTCACCGGCCTTCATCGCAGCGGCCCGCAGCGCCTCCGCAGTGGCTTCCGCGCCATACAGTCGGACCAGCTTCACGACATCGATGTCGGGAAACAGCACGGGCTTGGTGAAGATCTGCACCTCGTGCTCAGGCGTGACGCCGGGCGTCGGCGCCATCTGCGCGAGCGGGCGTGCGGTCGTGTCAGTGGCTGATGGCATGTTATTAGCTCCGTTGTTGGTGAGTTTGAGATCAAAAATGGGCAGACCGCTCATAACGAGCGGGTTGCGCCGGTAGTCCGCGATCCGTGCTCGGTCTGCTGCGATGGTCTCGGACATCACAGTTTCCTCGCGTTGTCGGTACGGAACAGGCGGGCTTCGCGGCTATCGAGCCACGCGTTCATCGCTTTGGGGTCTTTCGCGATGCCGAGCCGCATCAGCCGCTGCCAAATTACGAGCGGAATGCGCGCAACGTGCGTCACGTCACGCCGCGCCAGCGGGTCGTAGGACGACGCGATGGCTTTGGCGGACTCAACGATGGGTGTGGTGTTCTGGCTCTGGACGATGACCGGCAGGCCGGTTTCGCCGTCGATCAGCAGCTCAGTCGAGCGCTGCGTCTCAGCGTTCCAGGTTTCGTAGATTGTCCTGTCTACCATTGGATTTGTCGCATATAAGCGGGGCGCTGATGGCTCATCACAGCCAGCAGCGCCCCTAACCCTGATCCTGATGCAAAGGACCGAAGGCTATGCCATCCAACGATGACGAGACGCAGCGCGCAATCACCAACGCCTACAACAACACGTGGCGTCGCGAGAACCTTGAGGGCAAGCGCGCCTACGAGCGCGAGCAGTATGCAAAGAACGCAGAAGCTCGGCGCGAAAAGCAGCGACAACGCCGCAGCGAGGAAACAGAAGCCAAGCGCGCTGCTCGCGCTGCCTATCAGAAGGAATATGCCAAGAATAATCCTGAGGCTCGTAGCGAAGCAAAACGACGCTATCGCGAGAGGAACCGCGAAAAGGTCAACGCAGCTGAGCGGAACCGCTATTGGGGCGCAAACGGGGAGGTTGACCCCAAGTACAGGCACAAAACGCAACGCAACAACGTCCAACGCGCCCTCGACCTTGAGACGCTGGCTGGCCGTTCGCGTCCCGAGGTCTGCGACGTATGCGGCGGGGCGCCCGACCAAGGCAGAGCGTTGGTGTTCGATCATTGCCACGCGCGAGGCCATTTCCGCGGCTGGCTGTGCCGTGGATGCAACCTCGCGCTGGGCAATGCCGGGGACGATCCAACCCGCTTGCGCAGGCTGGCCGACTACCTCGAACGTATCTAGGACACAAGTCCTCATCTATTGGTTCAAATCCGCGATCCAAGCGTGAGATTTGGGGGCTGTCGGTCTCAGGCAGCCCTCAAAAACGACACCACCCTGGGAATTATCTCCTGTCTGGGCATAATCCTGTTGGATCATATCGCGCTCAGGTAGTGGTGCCAGCTCTATATAGTCTGTACTTACCAACAGCATTTGATGTGGGGGGCAAAAGCGGTCTGGCGCCAGTTGTAGAGTTCCGAAGTCTGTCCTAAATACATCCACAGCCCCTTGTATTGTCATATTATCTCTTGGGCTGGCAGTAACTATATTTTGCGCCACTATAGCATTATTCGTTCCGCCCTGGCTTAATGTTGCAAAATAGAGTTTCACCGAGCCGGACATGATGCCGAGGTCTGGCTTGCCGCCGGCCTGCCAGCATTGCTGCATCGCGGTCTGCACGACGCCCAGGGTGAGGTCGTAGAGCGTGCCGACGGTGCCGGCGTTGGAGCCGTCGCCGGTTGGCATGGTGCCGGTGGCGCCGCGTGCGCCGTTGATGCAGTAGGTTGGCAGCCCGGACATGTGGCGCGGATCGGTGACGGTCTTCACCAGCGGCGAGGTGATGGCGAGTTCGAGGTCGCGTTTGCACTCCATGCCGCGCAGGATCATCTGGCGGTTGTATTCATCCTCGCCGCCGGCAACGTCCACGACACGCAGGGTGTTCGACACGCCGACGGTGTGGGCGATGATCTGGCAGACATTGTTGAGCCGCACCGGCTTGAGCACCGTCTGCATGACGGCGGTGAAGCCTTCGGGCTGGAAGTTGTCGTATGCGGGGTTGAGCTCCTGGACCAGCCACTCGGTGAGGGTCTGCGAGGCGCCGACGCGGGCGCAGGCTGACACCAGCGGGGTTTCGTCTGGGTCGATGCGGTAGATGATGTTGGCGAGGTCTTCGCGGACGCCGACGGCGCCGGTTTCGATGTAGGTGCCAGCGGGCGCAGAGCCCATTGCTGCGAGGGCCATAAGTCACTCCATTGCAGGCGCGCATCAGCGCGCGGTGAAACCGATGGTTTGGTTTCGCAATGGCGGTGACTGTCGGCTCGGCTAACCCGTCACCAGGGACATGGCGTTGGCCACTCCTGGGCGTCTAGCGGCCGGCGACATCAGGCCAGCGACGGCACGAGGCACGCGACGGGACATGAACCGGGAGGTGCCCCATGCGGTGAGGCAGTCAGCGCACTCCGCCGCGTGTCGGTTGTGGTGTTACAACCCGGCCCGAAGTCGCGTCAATGCGGTCACCGCCTGGCCGCGGCGCGCTGAGCGGTGAGCAGGTTGGCGGCGTTGCGGATGTTCGGCCGCGCGTTGAAGGCCGTCTCAGCGGATGTGACGGCGGCGGCTGGTGCGGGCGGCGGTGCGGAGCCGCGTGCCGGACGCTGCTGCTGCGGTGCGCGCGTCACCGCGCCTTCCTTCAGCGCATCGAACATCATCGCCTTCATCATCACCTTGAGTTGGCGGTGGTCGGACAGGCGGGCGAGTTCCTGGCGTTGGAAGCCGGCCTTGTCCATCGCCCAGGTGGCGATGCGCTGCTGCCACTCGCTGCGCTTCTGCGGGTCGCCCCAGTCGGGGAACTCGGCGGCGAGCGCTTCGTTGCTGCGGCCCACCTGCTCGGACAATGCCCGCTCCATTGCCTGCTGCTGGAGTTGCGTGAGTTGGCCCATGCGACCCTGCTCATCGGCCGCCGCCTCGAATGCTGCTCGCTGGCGCAGGTACTCGGTCGGGTTGGACTCTATGAGCGCCGGGTCTGGTCGCTGCACGCCGGCGATCTGCTGCTGGATGCGCGCGAGCTCGGGCTGGATGTAGGGCAGCACGGTGGCGAGCGCCTGCTGCTGCTGTTCCAGCGCCTGGCGCTGCTGGGCAAGCGCCTGGGTCTTCTGGGTGTAGTCGGTGGCGGCTGCCATCGCGCGGCGCACTTCGTCCGCGCTGAACCGACGCCCGTCGATCTCGATGGCGGGGCCTGCGGCTGGCGTGGACTCTGCTGGCGGCGCCACGCCCTCCGGCAGCCCGAGCGCGCGCGCCATGGTGTCGAGTGCAGGGTCGCCGGCTGGTGTTGCCTGTTGCGTCTGCTCCAGCGGCGCCTGGGGCGGCTGTGGCACGACCGCCTGCGTCCGTGGGGCCTCTATGCGCGCTGGCGGCTCGGCGCGCTGTGGGGCGCCCTGCTGCTCGCGACGGCGTTGGTTGAGAAGCCGGCCGGCTTCGGAGATGCTGAGGCCCGGTTGATCGCGTGCCGGCGGCAGCGCTGTGCCGGTATCGGTGCCACCACCTGGGATGACGGCGGGCGCTGGTGCCGGCGTGTTGGCCGGCGTGCTGATACTGTCGCTCATTCGGATGCCATTGCTCGTTGCCTGCTGTGTTCCTGCACCAGGATGGTGTCGATACGATCTTGAATCTCCACGCGCAGGCTG